GTCTCAGCATCCAGACCATGGATAGCTTTAAGATCCTGAGCCAGTTCCATTGTGTACTCAGCTTTCAGAGCCCGTGACTTAGCTGTCACAGCAACTTTCTCAATTGAGAAAGCCATCTCTGGGAATTGGTTTGCAGCACCGTCGCCCAAACGCTCAGCTTCTGCAGTTGACATTGCTGATTCGAAGTTATAACCGTTAGCAGAACCACCAGTACCAAGTTCACCCAGCTGATTTACTGGACCTGTACCTTCGTGACCTGCACCCAATGTATCACCATCGAGATCAGTAGCTTTATCAACAGCAAAGCTAGTGTTTGCTTCGTTGTACAATGCTTCATCACCTGTCTGTGAGCTATAACGGGCACGCATTGCAAAGATCAGTCCTGTTGGACCAGTCATTGGCTGCACACCGCAAATGTCATATGCTACCAGGTTTGGCATCGCACGACGTACGAGTGAGATAAGAACGGGATCGTAGATATCTACGTTACCGTCACCTGCAACTGAGCTAGAAGCGCCCATTGCGTTTGTTGGAGAAGCTTCAGCAAGAAGACCTTGGCCTGGATTAAAACCACGTGCCTCTGCCAGAGCTTTCTCTGTGTTTTCTAACAGTTGAGCAGTCACAGCTCTTTTATGAGAATCACCGATAGCTGGAAGATCAGGATGCTCAAGAACTGGCTGCCACTTGCCTTGAATTGATTCATTTAGACTTTGCATTTTTAGAGTCTCCTTATTAAATGCTTGCACTATTATTTATTTTTTAGTAGTTCTTGAAATGGCGTCCAAGTAACGAGCAACTGTTGGATCAACAGTCGTAGGTTCGTCATTGTCAGTCTCAATTTCTTCGTCGTAAGAATTATCTTCAGTGACAGTTTTCTTTTCTGCAAAGTAATTCTCATAGACAACGCCTAGCTTCTCTTCGAACTCTTCTAGGCTATCATAAGAAATGCCAGATGACAGAGCTGTAAATTTCTCTCTCTGGGCAACAGTCAAATCTTCACTCATGGCGGTAAAGATCTGATTCTTTTTTGACTCTTCAAGCTCTTTTGAAAGTTCCATGGACTTAACCATTTCTTCTTCCAACTTAGCTTCAAGATCTTCAGACTTTTTGTTGAGGTCATCAACTACATCTAGTTTCTCATCTGGAACATCGATATAGTGCTCAGCAAACAATGTCTTGAGACCTTCCATGAAGGACTCAGCAATTTCTGTACGGAAGCCAGATTCGATAGCAACTTCGTTTTCTTTCATCCACTCTTCAGCAACATATGAAAGATACTCATCTGCTTTCGCATTCATTTCTTCTTTGGCTTCTGAAATGTCAACTTCGTATTTGGCTGCATACTCTTCTTCAAGACGTACTCTTTCTTCTTCAAGTCTTGCACCTACAGCTGCTTCAAACAGTGTTGATGCTTTATCCATGAAGTCCTCAGAAAGACCTTCCTGGCCGTCAAACAACTCGTCGATGTCTTCTTTCATTGCCTTGCTTTTGATAGAAGCCATGTTCTTAGCTGAATTGTCAACCATCTTGTCGTACATTGACTGAAGAGATGATTTGTTCATACCAGCCATGGTATTCATCATAGCATTGATCATGCCAAGACGTGTACCTGGAAGTTTAGCTGGTTTTTTATCGCCTTGATCTTTGTCAGCGGCACGCTTTGCAGAACCTTTAGATACTGGCTCAGGTACTTCTGCACCTTTACCTTGAACATCAGTATGGTCTGCTTTGAACTCGTCCAACTGAACATCTTCTTCGGCGATGTTGTTTAGTTCTTGATCAGACATTTTTACACTCCTTTAGAGATAATTTCTATATTATTTAGTATTTTAAAGTTTTCTGATGAAATTTTCAAAGATTCTGAGCTTTGCTGCTTCTAAATCCTTCTTTGAAACTGATTCTTCAACATGGTTTTTCATAGCCTCAATTTCTTGAGCCTTTAGGACACCATTATCCCATACCCACTCAACTCCTTCCATGATGCCATTCACAAAGGCATCTGGAGCAGAAGGATCGGCTACGATATCAGCTGCAGTAGCCAAATAGAAATCACTCTGTACTTGCTGAACGCCGTCTTTAGCAGGCTTAAGTGATCCCATTCCTCTTGAAGACACACCAAGTGTGGCACCCTCATTCATTAGATTCTTCACAATGTTGCCCATTGGAGTTTCCATGATCTTTGCTTTACCTACAAAGTTATCACCTTCTCTTTTAAGTTCTTTGATCATATGAGAGACGCGATCCAAATTGATTGTTGGACCAGCTGGGTGACCTAATTCTCCATAGGCACGATTCTTTTGAATGTATTCTTTATTATAGCGGTTAACTTCTTTTTCTAAAACTTCCACAGGATACATACGACCATTACGATTCTTTAGGTTGCCTTGCATAAAGACCCCCTCTATGTAATAATCTTTTTTTCCGTCTTCCTTAGCTTCAGAAATATAGTTAATCTGTTCGCTAACTTCTGTAATAAGTTTCATAGCTTATCCCGCTTTCTTAACAGCAAAATCTACCATCTTCATAAAATCAAGTGATGATTTAAATAGATTTTGTTCGAATCTTTTTTTATTACTACTATTTAGCTTTTTGTGCACATCGAGAAGTTGTTCAGCTGTTTGTTTATCAAGATTCTCAGATGTACCTGAATCAAACTTAATTCTCATGGGACGTGAGCTTTTAGCAGCCTTTTGTAATGTAGTAATGGCATCAGCTTCATATAACACATCTTCTGCAACTCTCTTTGCAGTGGCTGTAGCTATAGCCATCTTTTTATCCATTGGCATATCTGGATTGTCACGTTGAATAGCCTGAGCAATCTCCTCACGCTTTTTCTTTTCAGCAGATGTGAGTGTCTTTTCATCTAAGTTAAATGTTTTCATAATAATTTGATCAGCTTGTTTATCTGTCACACCATACTTCTTTTTTAATGCTGCTCTACCTTCTACAGCATTTTTTGTGTGACCAATAACCTTCATTACTTCTTTAAATGGAGGCATCTTAACCTCATACAAAGGCTTATTGTCGTGATCATATTCATGGTTATGACCTGCTATTTGTACAGATTCTGGCTTGCCAAACTTTCTTTCAGCATCAGCTTTTGACATATTATATTTTCTTTGAAATTCATCTGAATCCATATCTTTGAGATCGATGGCCATGTTTTTCATCATACCTTCAGACTTAACAGGTTTTTGAGGTTTTGGAACCCCAGGATGACTCGTTGAAGGTTTTGACTGTACAGTGTTTCCACTAGCTGGTTTTGCTCTATTTGCACCTTGCTGAATTTTGTGACCAAGATAAGCACCAGCTGCAGCTCCAGCAGGTCCTCCAGCCAATCCACCAGCAACACCGCCAGCTACTGCACCAGTCACACCTTCTTCAACCGACTCTCTTTGATCGAGCTTTTTTGATGCTCTTGCAACTCCAGAATATCTATTATCAACTTTACGTGTTGGAAGTCCTCTATGCTTAGAGGCATCAGATGCTTTACTAATATAGCTTCCCAGAGTTTTTGTTGATAACTCTTTTACTTCATCTTCACCAACTTTAATTTCAGGACGTTGCTTTCTCATAACAGTTTTACCATCAGAAGTTCTGACTTTAACCATTTTTACATCAGCACGTCTTTCAATATCCTCATCAATGATCTTTTTGAAGTGACTATGACTTTTTGCAGCATCGCGTGTCATTTTTATTTTGTCTTTAGCCATTCTTAGTTGATTAAATTTCTTGAAAAACTTATCAGCATCTCTCATAGAGACTTTGACTTCTTTGCCATCGTTGAAACGAACTGCTTTTTGACCGCGCATACTGATTGACTTGCGTAACTGCATTGCAATATGCTCCCCGCCTTCCTCTTCACCGTCCTTAGCTTTTGGACGGCGACCCTCGGTCATGTCGTCTTCTTCGACTTCCTCATAAACCTTTTCGTCTTCGTTTCCTTCGTGGCCTGACTTTTTAGATTTATCTTTTTTTACTTTTGATCCTTTATAGACAGCATCATCGTTACCAGCAACATCGTCAGTCTTCTGGATGACATGCTTATCCTTGAATGCTTTTTCGCTAGCTGATTTTGGTTCTTCAACCTCAGCTATTATCTGTTTGAACGTCTTCATCGTTTTCTTGCTCCAGTTCCTGTTCTTCTGGTTCTTCTAAATCTTCTGAATCGTCAACATCTGTGTCGTCTTCTACTGCGATATCTTCGTCATCGGCTTGCATTTCAATATCTACATCATCAACATTTACATCTTCATCCGAGTCATCATCTGTCATTTCTAAGCCAAGACTATCATCAAAGACAACATTATGTTGATTAAAAACTTTGTTAGCTACCTCTGAATATTTATCAGAAAAAATATCTTTAAGTTTTGCTTGCATTGCATCATTAAAGGCACTCTTAAATTTGAGTGGTTGATCATTGAATGCGTAATTCATAATTCCTGTTTGCGTATCATCTTCTGCCATAATTTGCTCCTATAATATATTTATTGCTCATCGTCCTGAGGCATGTCTTCTTCACCACCTTCAGCTTCAATTTGCTTGTTAATTTCTTCAATATCTTCATCTGATTGATACAGAACATTTTTTCTAACCCATTCTTGTGAGTAGTATCTTCCAACATACTCATCCATATCTCTCATGGTCTGGATTCTTTCTCTGTAAATCTCTGCATCCTTCATTTCTGTGAAGTGATTATCTTTCTGGAAGTCATAATTGATTAGATTCTTAATCTCATCAAACTCTTCAATAGTCATAACATTTTTCAATACAAGTTGCTTTTCAAGTGCATAATTAAACAATTGTGTAGCAAACTTTGTTCTAAGTCTATCGATAAATCTTGAGAACTTTAATTCATCCCTACTAATCTCTGATGATCTTCCAAGAGAGAATCCTGTTTCTGGATCTAATCTTGAGATAGGAACATTTAATGACTTGTACAATTTTCTTTGGAAATATTCTACATCTTCCATCTCACCAAGATTTTGTCCACCAGGAAGAGTTGTAATCTCTGTACTTCTACCACCTTCTCTACGAGGAAGCCAGAAATCCTCTAACATGGTCATGTGCTTACGATCATCTCTAATCTGACCTGTATTTGCATCATACACAAGTCTATTCTTGTGCTTAACCATCATATCTCTAAGATATTGTTCTGCTTTCATTTTTGGAAGATTACCTACATCAATATAGAACACTCTACGTTCTGGTGCTCTAGAAATTCTGTAGATTACAGATGCGTCTTCTAATGTTCTTAGTTGATTGAGAGGTTTAATTGCTTTGTGAAGATATCCAAGTACCATTTGATTGTTCTGATCCATAAGACCAGATACACAATGTACAATACTATCTTTTGCAATCTTCAGACCTTTTTGACCTGGAGCAGATGTTCCAGATGTGCCTGAATACGTTCCTTTAGCTAAGAAGCCTTTTTCATTATAAATGTAGTATTCATTTTTGATAGTTGATACAGCAATTGTTTTATCCTTACCAACTCTTTTCTTCTTAACTTCTTTAATCTTTTTAATCTTGCGAGGATCAACATATCTAAGCTCTTTGATACCAGCACGTACATTATTCTCATCTATGATAACATGATAGTAAAGTCTACCATCAATATACCAACGACGGAATATATCATAACCTCTTTGAGAAAATTCTAGAAGCGAAAGAACCTCTTTGAACTCTTCGCGGATTCTTTCTTTGAGATTGTCAGACATTTCTTCAAGTTTATCAAGTTCAATGTCGACAACATCATCTTCATCACCTACAATAGCTTCGTTAACAATATCTCCAACAGCTTCTTCAACTTCTGGTTGAAGAGCCATCTCTCTATATTTTGTAACTAGCTCAGCTTCTGTTCTTGCGGTACCTTCTAGATCAACATAGGTACCAAACATACCACCTTCGGCAACGACGGTAGCACCCTCATCATTCGCTGGTGGAACGAATGACGCTGGTGCATCGTCTCTTTGATCTGCGAGTCTTTTGATTTCAAACCCAAACAGTCTAGCCATAATATTCGCCTTTCAAATAATTAACTTTATGCTCCACCCGCGTTGCCTGTAGTACCTCCAATTACTTCCCATGAATCATAGGCAAACGTGACGGTGAATTCTTCAATTGCATCAACAGCTTCCCATCCCATATCAATTGGTGATACTTCAATTGGGAAGATACCATTGAATTGATATGTTCTTAGGCCAATACCAGTCTTTGAGAACTGTTGTACTGTCGCTGTTGATTTGTACAGTGCTGGTGACGCTGCACCAAACTGTCTTAGGTTGTTTTCAAAGCCATTGATTTGATTTGACCACTCTTCCATCGCATTGCGGATGAGAAAGTCTTCATCATTAATGACTGTGACAGTCCATTCTGCAAAAGTTCTGTCTCCTGCAATTCTCACTTTTCTACCAAAGTATGGTACTTCGATAATTCCAAGTGTTGCTGCAGGAATCTGAGCAGCTTTTACCATGAACGGAACTTTAAGATCTCCTGTTCCATTAGCAGGGTTTGTAATCTGTACTTGGAATAGAGAGTTACGAGCCCCACCAAAGATCAGCTGAGATTTGATCTCATTAATATTGAAAGCCATTCTTTACCTCCTTAAACCGATCCGACGACTTCGCTAAACTCTACACCAGTGCGTACAGCTACAAAGTTCAACTGAATGAAGTTGATTGATCTAGCAGGCTTGATGAAAATGTCTCCAACAAACTCGTTACGGTCTATAACTGATCCAGTGTTATTTGTTTCGTCACAAACAACCTTGAAGTCGTATATACCTCTTCTTCCTTGAATATCTCTCAAGAAAGGCTCAACCAAATTCTTGAACTGTGCTCTTGTAAACTCATCGTTGAATTCAAACAACAAGCTCTGCGCAGCTCTTTCAATTGCTTTTTCAAGTGTGATGAACAATCTACGAACATTGATTCTATCAAACGCACTTGGTCTACCAAGCAGTGTCTTATCACCAAACAATATTACACCAGAACCTGGGAAGGTGACAACTGGGTTAATATCATTTTGATAGAGAAGATCTCTGTCTGCTTTGTCTGGATTCCATGCTAGTTTAATAACATTCTTGATTGATCCTCTCTGCAAACCAGCTGGCGAGAAGAAGAAGTCTCTATCAAGATCTGTTCTAGCAATTGTACCACCAATGTCACCATTGAGTGGAACCCATCTGTATACATCACTGAACTTATCGTACTGATATTTGTATCCAGAATCCAAGATTGCATATGATGAACTTGTTAGACTGTTTCTAAAGTCTACAATGTTTTGTGTTCTATCAATTGTTGCTGTGCTTACTACATCTGCATATTCTGGAGACACGCAAGCTACACAATCTTTTCTTACTGATGTGATATTATCAATGATGTAGTTAGCAACTTGAGTACCATTGGTACCACCCATTGTCTTACCAGTCATCATAATTGAAATATCAATTTCTTCTTTATTCTTGTACTTGTCAAGAGCAAGTTGAATACCACCAAGGATATCTGAACTTGATTCGGCAGCACCATCGGAACCTGCTACGAACGAGAAGTTCTCAGCATTTTCTACTGTAACATTAGAATCTGTTGCAGCAGCTGTTGTTGATTTGCCTGATAGAGCAGATGATTCTTGACCATAATAGACCCAATTAGACCTATCTCTTAGTACTGTTTTGTAATAGTTGTCGTTACCAACATCTGTCTTTGCATCTGTTGTTCTTGATAAGTTTTCAAATACTTCAAGAACTTGACCTGCAACACCTGTAATTGTGCCATCTTCATCTTCAACAACAATGTGAAGTGAATCGTTCAATGATGTGTTAGCATTTCTTTCTGCAAAGAATTGTGATCTTGATGGTGCACCAGAAACAACATTGTAGTATTCCCAAAATCTTTCAATGTTACTTTGATTGGAGTCTGCACCTAATGTATTCTTTGATTCAAATTCAATGTTAGCAGTTGCAATATCATTAGTAGCATTTGATGTAATTGATGCACTACCTACTGATTTAATCTGTAGATATTGTGTACCAATTGAGCTGTTACCAATTTTAATAAACTCACCAACTTGAAGGTCTGATCTAATATCTTCAATACCAGCATTAGCTTGTTCAAAACCAAGAGTAGCACTTGTCACAACTGTTACAACAAGTGTGTTGGCTCCGTTAGAAATGTTTGCTGTGATTGAGTTTGCTGTGATTGATGCTTGAGTATTCAGTGTTGACAGTGTTATGTTCTTACTGTATTGGTTAGATGAAGAACATACACTAATCTTTAGTGAGTTACCCAAAGCTCCAGGATACTTTGCAATGAATTCTGTGTTAGATGCAGCACCTGTTGCGGCAACATCGTATGCATCTGCATTTTTAATCTGGGTTGTGTTATCCCCATAATCATTCGTAATAGCGTTATAAGCAGCGTTAGAAACACCTCTTGTTACATATAGTGCATTACCATATGATAAAAAGTTTGAAGCTGTAAAGAAACCTTCAAAGTAGTTATTTGATGGTTTACTGAACCTGTCAATAAGTTCTGTTTGACTAGAAACAAGAACAGGATCTTCTACAGGACCCCACTGAAAACCAGCAGCAATAGCACCTGTGGTAGTAGCTACAGCTGGAACCGTAGTGGTAAGATCTATTTCGCTGACATTGACGCCTGGACTTACTTGAAATGGCATCTCATATCTCCTTCTAGATTATCTACAATGCTCTGTAAATATATTTATATATTTCAAAAATCGGACATACTATTGGTCGGATCCACCAGGAATCCTCTTTCGTCTTCCAACAAATTATCTCTACCATCATCTATAAGTCCAAAAGGTAGCAGACTATCTTCAATTGATCTAATATTGTCTTCGTATAACACGTTCCTTATATTTATATTAGTCACTTCTTTGAAATAATCCTGGTTGATTAACCAACCAAACATTACACAACACATTACGAGATCATCATGGTGGCCTTCATCGGCCTCATATGATGTACCTTTTGCCACAAAATTAACCAACTCATTAATTATATCAAAGTCGGTAATTATCAGTTTATCTGATTCTACTATAGTTTTCAACGAAGAACAACCTATTC